TTTCGAACCCGTCGGAATAATGTTGCATCACACGGCAAGTAACGCCAATTCGGGAAACATGCCCTGTAAGCGACTCATTTTGGAAGGCAGACGGGACCTGAAAGGCCCGTTATCGCAGTTCACGGTAGGGAGAAACGGTGACATTGTGCTTAATGCCGCTGGGCGCTGTAACCATGCCGGGCGTGGCATGGCGAACCGTATCGAACAACTGTTAGCTGACGTTGAACCACCGGACCACGGGCAAGGACTCTACGACGCACCGAAACCGGGTGCATATCGTTCAGGAAATAAACACTTCGTCGGTTTTGAGTGCGAAAACGACGGTATTGGGGAGCGTTGGAGCGACGAACTGATAGACGCAACCGTTCGGGCGTGCGCGGTGTTGTGCATTCTCCACGACTGGAACCCACTATCTCGAGTTTTGATGCACCGAGAATGGACGAAACGCAAAATAGATCCGTCGTTGCGGATCAACTGGCGGCAACTTGTAGCGGACGCAGTAAACACCGGCGATTTCGTGATGCCGGAACAAGCAACACCCCTCCCACCCCAAAAACAACGCACCCTACGAAGGGGCGATGTCGGTCCCGACGTTGCAGGAATACAAAAAGTTTTAGGTATCACAGCGGACGGACATTTCGGCCCGGTCACTGAGGTCCAGGTAAAACGCTTTCAACAAAAAAACAAACTTGTCGCTGATGGCATCGTGGGGCCGGCCACGCACGCCAAACTGGTTACGAAACAAAAAAGGCCGATCTTAAAGGAGTGGCCCAATGAAGTTCTATAAAAACCTCGTCGAACGAGCAGTATTAACAGGCGTCCAATCCTATTTAGGGATCATGGGCGCCGATCAGCTCATGGACGTGAACATAGAAACGCAAGAAATGGCGGTCGCCGCTGCAATCGGTGCCGCTTTATCGGTCATCAAATCCGCGGTAGCGTCAAAGCTCGGACGCGGAACCGCTGACCTGTTCGACAAGTGACCATAGAGGACATCGCGGAGCGTTCCGATGTCTGGCGCGATTCCATCGAACATATCCTCAAAAACGTTAAGGCTATTGTCGGTGCGATCATTGCCGCTGGTATCGGCGTGTGGGCGTTCTGGCCCGACGGGCAACCCGAACCAACCGCGCCTATCACACAAGAAGCGTGCGTAGCGCTCTTGGAATCGTTAAACGATGAGAGCGTAAGGAACTGGTCTGAGGAACAATGGGGAGTATTTGAGGCGTCGCAACGGGCGCTGGAGTGCGACTGATACTTGACGAAACCAAAAAACTTTGGTTCTCTATCTGGTATGCCTTGTAAAACTAAAACTAATTGCACGTCAACTATTGCCGCTGATCTCGACGGACCTTTGCAGGTTTGCTGTGATGCACCGGGCCGTTATTACCGGATCGAGTACTGGAGCGACGATTTCCCGAAGGAACCTCTGGGAACGCAGTTTATGTGGCACCACACCGCTAACGACGCTAAAAACGCGTCTTTAGCACATATGGGCGCCGTTTGTTTTCCCGGCGGCTTAGGAGTTCACTACGACTACATCAACGTCGTGCCAGCCTCTTACGTTCCCGACGCGACAGCCTACGTCACCGACGACGCCTGAGCTATGGAATCTAAAACTGAATGGATCGCCGTTTCCGAAACTTATGGCGAGGTCGTCACCGCTTTAGTACTGGTCGCCGGCTCGATTAAGCCAGTAGCGAAAGCAGGTAAAGCCGCGCAGCAAATGGGCGGTTATGCCTTTAGAACTATCGACGACGTAGTAAACGCCTGCTCAGGACCGATGGCCCGACACGGCCTGGTCATTATTCCGGCGATGACCGAAACGAAATCGGAAGTGTGGAACGACAAATGGCGAAAGGAGCACGTTCGTTTTCGCTTCCGAATCATGCACGTGTCGGGAGAGTGGATAGAAACCGAAATCGTCGCGCAAGCCCTCGACAATGGCGATAAGGGAATTGGGAAAGCGACCTCCTACGCGTTGAAGGAACTGCTAACGAGAATGTTCCTTATACCAACGGGGGACGACACCGAATCCACAAACTACGGAGAAAACCGATGAACCAGCCGACACTGTGGAACGGAATTGACCCAGAAGAAACCGGGGGAGCGTATCGCCAAGACGGACCAGACAACAGTCTGAAAGCGGCCCGTAACGTCAAATCGGGAAGCTGGCACGCCTTCATCGCCGACACCTTAATGAGCGTCTACCCGGAAGGTTTAACGGCTCGAAACGTATCCGATCATTCTTTGGATTCTGGGAAAGGCCATCTTACGCCCGAGAAAGCGAACACTCGATTAAAAGAACTACGGGACCGCGGTTTCGTTGATTTCGTTTACGACCGAAATACCCAGTTGCCGATTGAGGCACCAACAACTGAGGGGAACACTGGGCGGCTTCATGTCTTGACCAGACAGGGTTACAACGAAGCGCTCAGTCTTCACGCGCAACGTATCGCAGGGGTGGGACAGTGATTGAGCTGGTCATTATTGGCGGCTTTTGGGCGATAGGCGCCTGTTTGGAATCAGCCGAAAAAGCGTACAACGCACAATGGCAACTCGTGTTGGATCGCACACACCACGGCACCCCCATAAAGCCTTACGACTGGGAACTCGAAGTATGACCGAACGGGAGTTACAGGGAACCGTTCTGCACGCTGCAGCGTTGTTTGGTTGGATTGTGCAACATAACGCAGACAGCCGCCGCGCCCACCCCGGCTGGCCCGACCTCGTACTCGGACACCCGGAACGCAGGGAAGTCGTGATTTGGGAGCTAAAAACCGCGAAAGGGCGAGTAACGAAAGAACAAGAAATCTGGTTGGAGCTGCTATCAGGCGCAGGATATGAAGCGCGGGTAATAAGACCAGATGACCTCGAATATGCGATAGACCGTTTACAGCATCCTCGTAGCTGTTGGGGGAAACCGGATGTCTGCTAACGAACTTGAATTCAATAAGGGCGAACAGGCGATCACGAAAGAAGAACGGGAGCAGGCGTTCGCTGAGGACGAGGCCAACCGATGCGATTGCCACGACCTCCTGCCGGGCTTATGCCCCACTAGGTGGATGGACGAGTGAAGATTCTTAGTTTGTGTAGCGGTTACGGCGGTTTAGATATGGCCGTCGAACAGCACTTTTCAGCCAAAACCGCCTACTGGTCCGACATTGACAAAACCGCCTGTGATGTTATGGCCGCCCGTTTCCCTGACGCCCAACCAATAGGGGATTTAACGACACTTGATTTAACAATGCTTCACGCTGACGTAGTGACCGCCGGTTATCCCTGTCAGCCTTTCAGCGTGGCTGGCAACAGACTTGGAGAGAATGATGCAGAAAGACACCTTTGGCCCTATATCCGAAACACCATTAGCGTTCTACGACCACAATACGTCGTCTTGGAGAATGTCGCAGGGCACCTTAGCCTGGGAGCCGCCGCAGTCGTTGCAGATTTTGCCGCCGTCGGGTACGACGCTAAATGGACAGTTATACGAGCGTCCGACGTTGGAGCCCCACACCAACGCAAACGCTGGTTTTGTGTCGCTACCGACACCGAGAGAGGCTTTGAGCAGGGCGAGAGTGGAAGCGCGCCGAGATTGGCATGGCAATCTGGAAGAAGTGCTAGAGAGGCTGTTACCGACGCCAACAGCGAGGGATTGGAAGGATTCGGGGGACAACACGAATTACGCGAGGCAGGCGAAGAAAAGCCTTTTGGCTGGGGTTGTTATGACTCGGCTGTTCGACGTTGGGAACGAGTCCTAGGGCGTCCGGCACCGTTGCCGGTAGTCGATAATCGGTTATCAGCGGTGTTCGTTGAATGGATGATGGGGCTAGAAGAAGGCCACGTCACCGATATAGCGGCTAGTCGAGCTAAGGCGCTTGCGTGCCTCGGGAACGGTGTCGTGCCGCATCAGGCAAAAAAAGCGTTGGAGCTTCTCACATGAGCGCGCAAGCGGTAGGCCACGTTTGGAAGTACGCCGATTTTGGGGGCGCAAAACTGCTGGTCTTGTTGGCGGTAGCTGACATAGCGAACGACGTACACAACAACGAGATATTTATGGGCTCAGAGCGTTTAGCCGCCAAATGTCGTATGCACCCCGGCAACGTAAGGAAACGCCTAAAAGAACTTGTGGCCGATGGCTGGTTGATCGAATTGGAGCTTGGCGGAGGCATGGGGAAAACATCGCGATACCGATTTGTGCCTGTGGATATAACCGCGCCTACTGGCGCGCAAGCCGATATTGAGCGCGTCATTCAGCGCGAACAAGCGCGTTCTACGGCGCGACATATAGAGAGAACTCAAAGTGAACTCAAAACAAAAGAAGATTCTGCTTGCAATAACAATGATGATTGTGTGGATAACCACAACGTCGGGTACGAGCGTAAGCACCCCAAATCCCAGATCGAACGAAACGCCGGTGGTGTCGCTAAGGCGCGAGCCGCTCTATCCGGTATCGACGACGCAAGCGATGAGGAAGGTTCCTCACCAGACCACGCCGCAAATAATCCGCCACCCCCGAAAAATCCCTAGGACCGTGATTTATCACCCCCCGGTAACAACGACAACGGCCCCGATTTCCACTGTGGAATTTGATATTCGAGAAATCGTTTGTTCTAAAAGCTGGGATTGCGAAGAAGCTATGCAGGTTGCGTATTGTGAGAGCCGGTTAAACCCGGGCGCCATTTCACCGACGAACAGCGACGGCACACGGGATTATGGTTTGATGCAAGTGAATTCCGGAGCGTGGGGCCGCCCGGTGTTCGGGGAACGTTGGGACCGGGTGCTCGACGCACAAACCAATATCAACATGGCGTGGCATATCTATCAGCTTTACGGCTGGCAGCCGTGGACGTGTAAACCATGATCGCGAGAATGTGCAGCGTCGCGGGATGCCCCGAGATCATAAAAAAGGGTGGGGGGGAGTGCCCCCGGCATACCCTCCCCTCAAAACCAGCTCATGTTCGCTACAACAACGCCGCATGGAAACGCCTTAGCAGGGCCGCACGCAAGGCTCAGCCGTGGTGTTCGTTCTGTGGCTCACGGTTCGACCTAACACTCGATCACGTAGTCGCCGGAAAAGGGGCCGGGGGGTATCTGGTGTTGTGCAGGTCTTGCAACTCGTCAAAAGGAACACGCGACATACAAGAAGCCCTAGACAAGCTACGCCACCCCTCAAATAGGCCGACGGGTGATACCCCATGACCACACCGGAAAACCGCTCAGAACGCCACACAAGCGGAGTTACGGTTTTTTTGAGTGAGCGACCCCCCTCGACACCCCCGGGCCTCTGTTTTAGATCCCGCCGCGATATAAAATTTCCGAAAAACGGTTTATTTTCGCCAAAAAGTCATGATTTCAAAAAACAATGACAAAAACTAAAAAGCCAGTCGAATTACAACAAAAGCTCGGCAAACCGGGAAAACGTGACCCCGGAACGGTTCACGAGGTGGCCGAACCAGTGGATGGGCCGCCGCCCATTCCGGCGAACCTTCGCGACGCGGGAGCGGAGCTTTGGGTAACTGTGACTCGGGCCGCTGCCTTATGGGTTTCCGAATCGGATTTACCAGCTTTGGCCCAGTTGTGCCGGTTGCATGACCAATATGCAGACGTTAAACGCAGAATGGAACTAGCCGAGGACGACGACACTTTTCTTAAATATTCTTTGGAGGCTCGAAAGATTCTCGACGTGCAACGGGGTTTCTTTAGTGACATGGGGCTTAACCCGGTTAGCCGTGGAAAGCTGGGCCTCACAGTGGCTACCACGAAGGAAATCACCAGCAAGTTGGACAGGTGGCTGAAATGAAGCCTTATTACGAGGACGACGCCGTGACGATCTATCACGGCGACGCGCGCGAGATTCTGCCGGCAATCAACTTTGACGTGATCGTAACCGATCCGCCGTACGGCATTAGCTACGAGCAGACAATTAGAACGGCCGCGAATTATGGTCCGATTCGCGGCGACGATTCCACCGAGCTAGCCGAGTGGTTGCTGGAGAACTACGGCGATAAACCGTTGTGCATTTTTGGCGCTAATCATTTTCCTTTTGCTTTGCCCGAAGCCGGGCGCTGGATTTGTTGGGATAAACGCGTCGTCGAATCTGCCGACAAAATGCTGGGTTCACCGTTCGAGCTTGCCTGGATGTCGGGGCCAGACAAGGCCGGGGTCATGTATCGAATCCAACACGGCGGAGTGGTAAATGCAGACAAGGCGAACGGGCGTCGCGTTCACCCGACCCAGAAACCCGTCACGCTTATGAAAAGAATCATTCAGGACTACTACCCCGCGGCAGTGGTCGTCGATCCGTTTATGGGATCTGGCACAACGCTTCGAGCAGCAAAAGACCTCGAGCGAAAAGCTATTGGCATTGAAATTGAGGAACGATATTGCGATATCGCAGTTGAACGATTAGCTCAGGGCGTGCTCGCACTATGACAACTAAAACCAGTTTGGGTGCGGAGGTAGCTGATTTCATCGAAACATTTTGCAAACACCACCGCGGCGACCTCGCCGGCACTTTGATTGAGCTAAGACCATTCCAACGAGAAATCATTGACGGGCTATTTGAGACAACCGACGACGGGCTATGGGCGCACAAACACTGTCTGGTCATGCTGCCTAGGAAATCCGGCAAATCAGAGCTTCTCTCAGCAATAGCGATTTGGTCTCTTATCGCTTCCGGCGAGTGGGCGCCCGAAGTTTACTGCGTGGCAGCTTCTAAAGATCAAGCCCGAATCGTCCTCGACAACATTAAAGCCATGATTGAATTGGAACCGGATTTGGCTTCAGCGGTCGAAGTTTATAAAGACTCGCTGTATTGTCCGCTATCGGGCGGCGTTCTCCGGGTGCTATCCAGTGACGGACGACTAGCTCACGGCCTCAACCCCACATTCTGTATCGTGGACGAAACGTGGGCGCATAAGGACGGCGAACTCACCGAAGCCCTGTTATCGGGTTCCGGTGCTCGTAAACAATCCATGCTTGTGCACATCACGACACCGGGGAGCGGCGACGACTCGTATCTGTGGAATCTTGTTGAATACGACAAACGGGTTAAAGCTGGCGAAATAATCGACCCTACGTGGTGGTCGTATTGGAATCCGCCACCGGAACAAATGGCGCACGACGATTTAGCGGCGTGGCGCTACCATCCGGCGTTCGGCGATTGGTTGGATGATTCCTATTTACAGTCGCAGGTTCTACAATTACCAGAAGGCGAATTTAGGCGGTTGCACTTGGGCCAGTGGACAAAAGACCGCGAACAGTGGTTATCGGCGGAACAGTTCGACGCCTGCCCTACGGCGGACATACAACCGGGCGACGACGACGTGGTTTTCGCTGTGGACGCCAGTTTCGCGAACGATTCGACCGTGATTGTGGCGGCGACACCGGACAAACGGTTAAAGGTGCTACGGATATGGGAAAAGCCCATAGGTGCCGATGATGCGTGGCGAGTGCCGCTAGACGAAGTATCGCACCAGCTAGTGGAGCTAATCGAAGAATGGTCGCCAAGAGCTGTCGTTTATGACCCTTTTGCTATGCAGCACGCTATGTTGCAAATTGAATCGTTGACGGGCGCTCAACTAATCGAATATCCGCAAAGCCCGAAACGTATGGTTCCGGCGTGCTCACAATTTACCGAACTGGTATTAACTCGGGCACTGTCACACGACCACGACCCGGCGCTATCTCGGCACGTCTCGAACTGTCACACGAAGTCCGACCGGTACGGCGTTCGGGTCACTAAGGAGAGCCGCCAAAGTAAAAGAAGAATCGACGCGGCGGTAGCTTCCATAATGGCGGTTGACGTTGCACTACGCTTAGAACCAGTGGTACTGCCACCGAAACCAAAAATCTATTAATGCTCGGAACGTTTTTGCAGCTTCTCGCTTTCGGGCTGGCTTCCTATTTCGCTTTCAATCTCGGCGGAATGGCCGGTCTGGGGCTTGTCTTGTGCGGAGCTCTGATGTTTTTGGGTGTTGTCGTTGAACGGACGTTTATGTGATCACTCGATTGTTAAGAGGCCGACAAACCGAGAACCGAGACATCAATTTCGTTATACCGTCTCGCGGAATGCAACCTCAACCGCTCACCGGACCAGTAAGTGTTACCAACACCACGTCGCTAACAATCCCTACCGTGTACGCCTGTGTGCAACTAATTTCCGATTCGATAGGTTCTCTACCGTTCCACTCGTACCGGCGCGGCGAACTCGTCGAACCAACGCCACGACTACTAGAACAACCCGACCCAACAGCGACACGCATCGACACACTTTCAAGCATTGTTACCAGTTTGCTGTTATCCGGTAACGCCTACTGTCTGCTAGGTGACCGGGACAGTCTCGGATATCCACAAACAGCCATCCCGTTAAACCCCGACGTGGTTTCAGTGAGGACCACACAAACGGGCGCTATCGAATATCGGGTCAACGGCGTCGCCGTTTCGTTTGATGACATCATGCATATTCGGGGTATGACGCTTCCCGGTGCTATTCAGGGGCTCGGCGTAGTGACCGCGACCCGCCGCTCTTTAGGTATTGCGATAGCTGGCGACGAAATGGCCGCCGACTTTTATACGACCGGCGCAGTACCGACCGGTGTCCTACAGGCGGACAGTGAACTGACACGGGAAGAAGCCAGCGACCTTAAATCGGCTTTCGTGGCGGCTCACGGTGGACGGCAACGCTCACCAGCGGTTTTATCTGCTGGTATCAAATATCAGGCGTTACAGCTTTCACCAAAAGATTTGGAATTTGTGCAGGCCCGCGTCAATTCGGCTCGAGAAATCACGACAATGTTTAAAGTCCCATCGCATATGGTCAACGTGCCAGCCGAGGGCGGCTCAATGACCTACCAAAACGTCCAACAGGACTCGATCAACTTTGTTCGGTTCTGTTTACGTGGCTGGTATTCCCGTGTCGAGCAAGCATTTACGCAACAGCTACCACGGGGGCAGGTGGCACGCCTCAACATCGACGCCCTGATTAGAGGCTCACGGAGCGAACGATTCGACGCACACAAAACAGCGCTGGAAGGTGGCTGGCTAACAGTTGACGAAATACGAGATCTGGAAAACGTGACCGCTTCAGTGGCTCACGATGACCTTTTGGGGTAATTATGGAAATTGAGCACCGAACGATACTCGAAATCAGCGATCTGGAGATACGGGAGACCGACGGGCAACACCACATAGTTGCGTTGGTTGCCCCGTGGAACGCAACCTACGACGCCGGAACATATGTAGAGCGTTTCGGGAAAAGCGTTTTCGATAAATCCATTAAAGAACGCGGCACCACAATCCCGTTAATGCACGGACACGACCGGGAAAACATGCCGATAGGTAAATCCTCGACGTGGGAAAAAGACGCTGTGGGATTGGTCGCCGATTTTGAAGTGGCCCCAACCGAACGAGCCCGGGAAGCATTGGAACTCGCCAAAAACGGTTACGTCTCCGGGTTTTCAGTGGGATTTGTTCCGGTCCGAAACGAAGAAGCCAAAGTGGAAGGACGGCGCCACATCACCCGAGTAGAAGCAAAACTCGATCACGTGGCGTTACTCACGGCACCAACCGCCCCGGCATACGGCGAAGCTCAACTAATAGCGGCTCGGGCGTTTGATCCCGACGACAAGACACAAGCACCACGCCTCGCTAGGTGGCGTCACTTGTTGGACGCCGAAACGCGCTAAGGTTTTTACTGAACGCCGACGACACGCCGCAGCAGCACCTGTCGCCACCTTCGCTAAAACGAACGTGACAACAGGAGAACACGATTTATGAAACTTCTAGATCAGTTGATTGCGGAGCGCGCCGAAATATCGACGATGCAAACCGCGCTGGTGAACAGGGCAGCGGACGAAGTTCGCGACCTCACCGAAGACGAAGACAAAAACCTCGCAGACTTTCAAGACCGCGCCAGCACTCTTGACCGTCGAATCGAGGATTTACGACAAATGCAAGAGGCCACGCTTAAAGCTGACGCCATGAGAGCAGAGGTAAGAGCGTTGAACGCAGAAAACCCAACCGAAGAACCAGCCACCGGGCAGGCGGTCGTTAAAGAAGAACCGCTGACCTACCGGCAAGACAACCAAAACGATGTGTCTTTCGTTAAAGACTTCATTGACAGTGTTGTCTCGAAGGATGTTGCAGCGTCGGAACGTATCCAACGCCACCAACAAGAAATGGTCCTTACCCGTGACGGCACGACCAGCAATTACGCCGGTCTAGTTGTTCCGCAATACCTGACAGACCTCGCAGCCCCACTGGCTCGCGCAGGCCGTCCTTTTGCTGACCAATGCCGTAACCTTCCGCTGCCCGATTCTGGTATGACTCTCAACATTTCGAGGGTTACCACCGGATCAAGTGCAGCGGTACAAGCAGCCGAAAACGACGCCGTATCGGAAACCGATATCGACGACACTCTGCTAACCAGCAACATAAGCACCGTGGCTAGCGGCCAGCAATTAAGCCGCCAAGCTATGGAGCGTGGAACCGGTATTGACGCTTTGGTCACTGGGGATATGGCCTCGGCTATGTCAACAACCCTCGACAACCAGCTCATCAACGGTTCGGGGTCATCAGGGCAGCTTCTCGGCATTTCACAAGTAACCGGCATCAACGCCGTTTCTTATACCGACGGCAGCCCCACGGTTGCAGAGTTTTACCCAAAACTGCTTGACGCTATCCAGCAAATCAACAGCAACATCTATAGGGCGCCTGACCTTATCGTTATGCACCCTCGCCGTTTGGCATGGTTGCAAGCTGGCGTGGACGGCAACAGCCGACCGCTTGTGCTGCCACAAACCAACGTCCCACAAAATGCGATGGGTACAGGACCAGTGGCAGGCTACGGAAACACTGGCAGCCAAATCGCCGGTATTCCTATCGTCACCGACGCCAACATCCGAACCGACCTGGGAGCAGGCACCGAAGATGCCGTATATGTTGTTTCTCGTAGCGACATGCTCTTGTTTGAGGATGGCGACATGATGATGAGGATGGACGAAACCGCAGGACTAAACCTCACGCTCACATTGGTGATGTATTCCTATGTCGGATTCGTTCCGGGCCGCTACCCAGCGGCAATTAGTGCCATAACCGGTACTGGCCTCATAGCCCCGTCCTTCTAAACAGAAGGAATGACACCCTGTAGGGCGTCCGCTCAACAAGGCGGGCGGGCGTCCTGCTCGGATTAAGGAAACAATGAGTACTCACGACGATTTATGGGAAAAGCAGGCACCGGGCAGGGTACAAAAACCCGAAACGGTCGCCGAGAAAGCCCCAGCGAAAAAGAAAGCTCCGGTCAAGAAAACCGCAGCTAAGAAGTAATGCCGAACTACACCTCAACAGCACTGGTCAAGGCTTCTTTAGGTATTCCGAATGGCACAACGTCAGAGGATGACTATATCGAGGACGCTATAGACGCCGCCGAGGACGAAATAAACAACTTTTGTGATCGGACGTTCGTAGCTGACGGCAGCGCGACGGCTCGTGTTTATAAGCCCTCGACAAATGTTTTGGTGTATACCGACGACTTCTATACGACCACTTCTCTTGTAGTTAAACAGGACGACAGTAACGACGGCACCTATGGGACGACCCTGACAATTACCAGCGACTTTATTGTTGTTGGTAATGCTGCTCCCTTTAACTGTATTCGTTCTGTTTCTAGCCCATTTCCCCGTTACACAAGCGACCGGCCAACGGTCCAGGTAACGGCGAAATGGGGCTACAAGACAGCGGTACCGTCCGCTGTAGCACAAGCGGCACTTATCTTGTCGGCTCGCTTGTTTCAGCGTCGAAGTAGCCCGTTAGGGGTTATGGCTGGCGTTGTCAACGACTTTGGGCCGATCCGGGTATCAAGGATAGACCCCGATATACAGCGCCTCCTAGCCGGTTACAGGCGGATCGGCGTCGCGTAGTGGCCGATTACGCCGCTATCAAGGACGGCATACAAACCCGGCTGGAAACCTTGTCGGGGCTGATTGTCGTGTTTGATACGGTGCCTGATCGGCTTGTGCCTCCGGCGGCGGTAATTATTCCGGGCGCTCCCCCGGTTGAATACAACGTATCTATGGGAGCGTCAACAAACGCAAGCCAGCTACAGCGGTTCAATTTTGAGATTCTGGTATTGGCGCAACGCTTTTACGCAGAAACCGCGCAGGACACCCTTGACGGCTACGTGTCGGGTTCCACAAGTGTCTATAACGCGATAGCTGGAGATACTACGCTGGGGGGCACAGCTTCCGATGCTCGTATTATCCGGGTGGCGGACTACGGGCAGATCGTTGTAGGAGAGGGCGAATTTATGGGAATGCGAGCAGATCTCGAGGTATACGCCGTATGAGCGATTACAAAATAAAGTCTGAAAACGTGACGTTTGGGAAGATAGGCGAAACAGTCACCGAAAAAGACCTCAAAAAGCTAGGCGTCAATATCGACGCTTTAGTCGAGGGCGGTCACTTGGCCGCTAGCCGGGCCACAACAAAAAAGGATGGTGAATAATGGCCGCATTCATGCTAAATAATGCTTCAGTCACGATTAACAGCGTGGACTTGAGCGATCACGTGACGTCGGTGACTTTCACCGAGGAAGCAGACCAACTCGAAACAACCGCTATGGGCGACGACAATCGAACCATGATTGGCGGCCTCAAATCGGGAACCATCGATCTCGAATTTAATCAGGATCTAGCGGCAACCGACGTGCAAGCCACAGTCCGAGCGCTACTGGGAACCGTAACGACGCTTGTTGTCAAAAACATTGCAAGTGCCGCAGCGACAACGAACCCCCAGTGGACGTTTAGCGCACTCGTAACCGAATGGCCGTCGGTAAACGGAACTGTAGGCGAACTTGCCACAGCTTCAGTGTCGTGGCCGATAACCGGCGCAGTCGTACAAGCCACAAGCTAACAACAGGAGAAAATGATGCTGAGGGCACAAATCCAAGTAGTAGACAACCAAGGCGTTGTCCGCAAATATGATGGCAACGGGGCGCTGTTTATAGCGTTCGAGCGCAAATTTAACGTATCTATTCTAGAAATGGGCGAAAGTCCAAGACTTGAATACATTTACTGGCTCGGATATGAAGCGGCACGCCGTGTAGCACAACACGACGGTTTAGACTTCGATCAGTGGCTCGACGCCGGATACACGGTGGAATTCGAGGCCGACGAAACCCCTTTAGCCGAAGAAGCTACGCCTACCAGTTAGGGGTGTTAGCTCTCAACACCGGACAACCCTTGGATGTTTTGTTAAACGCCGATTCTTTAACCCTGATGGGCCTACTAACTGCATGGAATGAGAAAGTGAAAGCCGAAGAAAAAGCAGCGAGGGCGGCAAGGCGTGGCAAAACGAAGTACCGGTAGATTAACGACAATCGAAATTAAAGGGCTACGGCAGGCTCAACGCATGATGGGCCGTATCGACGCCGACTTTAAGAAACGGTTTAAGGAAATCCACAAGGGCGCCGCCGACATTGTGGCCGACGAGGCACGCAGACAGGCACCGGTACGAAGCGGACGTTTACGCAAAGACATTAGAACCAGCGGAACCACAAAAGGCGGTGTCGTTCGGGTAGGCCGCAAAAAGATTCCTTACGTTGGGCGTGTCCTTTTCGGTGATCCGGTCACGTTTCGGGACCGCCTGATGCGGAGAGCACAAAACCGGCGAACACCTCAACCGTTTATCTATAAAGCCGCAGACATCCAATTCCGTAACGTCGTGGATTACTATAACGATGAGCTAGAAGAAATTTTGGACGACGCAATCGAGGCGGCAAACCGTGGCAGGTAAAAAAGCGTCAATAAGTATGCTGATCGGGGGCGACGCCTCCGGTTTACGCAAAGCCACGAAGAACGCCACCAAATCGCTTGACAAGTTCTCGAAATCGTCAGCTAACGCCGCCAAAAAAGTTGGGGCAGCGTTCGGCAAAATGACTGCCGGGATAACGGTCGCCGCCGTAGGACTGGGAGCGAAAGCCGTTGACCTTGCCAGCGACTTTGACGAGTCCATGTCGAAAACGAAAGCCATATTTCGGGACGGCGCTGATTCGATTATTGCGTCATCGAAAGAAGCCGCAACCGCCGTCGGGCTATCCCGGGGCGAATTCATGGAAGCCGCCTCGAGTTTCGGTGTTTTCGGTACCGCCGCCGGCCTATCCGGCGACGAGCTGGCGACGTTCTCCGCTGACCTGGTACGCACCTCGGCTGATGTGGCGTCCTTTAACAACCTCCGACCGGAGGAGGCACTTCAGAAGTTACGGGCTGGGCTTTCCGGGGAAACCGAACCATTAAAGCAGCTAGGTATTTTGTTTAACGCCGCCGCCGTGGACGCAAAAGCGCTCGAAATGGGACTAGCGGACGTAAACGGCGAAATCTCTGAAGGTTCTAAAATCATGGCCCGAAACGCTCTGATTATGGAACAACTAGGCGCCCAAGGTGCCCTCGGGGACTTTGAGAAAACGTCCGGTGGACTCGCGAACCAGCAGCGGATACTGACGGCACGATTAAAGGACGTAGGTATAACGATAGGCACCGCGCTTTTACCGATAGCAGCGAAACTCGCCGAAGGCGTATCGAACCTTATTGCGTTGGGGGAACGCTGGGCGCCTCAAATGGAGCAGCTACGCGACCGGGTGAAAGAACTCGGGGAACAGTGGATGCCGAAATTAAGGGCAGCGTTTGACCGAGTACGAGAAGCTGTTGAGCCGATAGTTCGCAAAATCGTTGATTTCATTAGGACGAACCCTAAGCCGTTTATTATTGGTTTGGCTGCTGCTATAGGTGTCGTCCTTGTCGGGGCGATAGGGGCCGCCGTGGTCGCTCTGGGCGGCATTATCTTTAGTGTTGGGGGACTTATCGCCCTTTTCGGTGCTGCTGTTGCCGCGATAGCGTACTTTTGGCAGGAATCGGAAACGTTCCGGTACGTCGTCACCCGGGTGTTTGAGGATGTTAAAGCTGTCGTTACGCCGATCATCAACGGGATTGCCGACGCAATCGAAGGTTTAATAACCTATTTCCAGGGGCTAATAGATTTCTTAAAAGGTGTCTTTACGGGCGACTTTGACTTGGCGATGTCCGGTATCAAGGACATGATTTGGGGGCTGGCCCGGACGATTCTTGCACCGTTGAAGGCCATAAAAGACGCGTTCCTTACCTTCTTTAGCCTTGACTCGGTTAAAACCGGAATCGGAATCGCCATCGACGGCATCATGGATTTCGTAAAAGCGATTCCTGACCGGGTAGGCAAGCTCGCCAGAGGCGCGTTCGATTCGCTCCTCGACGCCTTTACGGGTGTCCTCAACAAGATAATTGGGGCGTGGAACAGTATTGATTTCGGTTTCAATATTGAGATTCCCGGTTGGGTTCCCGGTTTCGGTGGTAAAAGTTTTGGTATTGACGACCTGATACCTGATATTCCCACTATTGGGGGAACCGGCCCGATGGCACCGGCGGCGATGCTGCCATCTACGGCGCTACGCGAATCCGCCGCGGCCCCTACCGTGATCAATAACATCAACGTTACCGCCCCGAATATTGATCCTGACGGGCTCATAAGCGGTATTCGTCGTTACAACCGTTCTAGCGGCCCGGCGCCCGTTGATATCGGGTTTTACTGATGGCGACACCGACGCCGACCGTAGAAATAGGGTTTATAGGTCCGGCGTTCGACAATGCTTTCACTCTCGACGACGCCGTTAAAGGCAAACTGGACGACGCATCATATGTTTTGGGCGGCAGCGAAGTTATGGCCGATTTGACGAGCCGTTGCGTTTCGTTTACGACCCGTCGGGGTCGCGATGATTGGACGCAACCGTTCAGCCCCGGCAAAGCGTCGCTACTGTTTCGCAACACCGACGGAGCGTTAGACCCGTTGAATAGCTCCTCGGCGTATTATCCGGGTATCACGACAGGCCGAACCGTGACGATTAAATGCAACGGACACCTGATCTATTCTGGACTGGTTGAAGATATTAACTTGGGGTATGACACCTCGGGGGATGCGTGGGTGACGGTGATAGCTGAGGACCAGTCAAGCGAACTTGGTTTAAGGTCGTTAACTAGCGGAACGTCGTTTAGTCAGCAGACCACCGGCCCTAGGGTGTCCGCGGTATTAGGCAACGCAAACATTGACTATGCAGGAGCGACAAGCATCAACGCCGGGGATTCGACCGTAGCCGCCGAAACCCTGTCGGCGGATATAAACACTGTCCAGTATTTGCAGAAAGTAACGAACAGCGAACAAGGCTACCTCTATGTCAGCCGTTCGGGGGTGATGACGTTTGAGAACCGCTACGGGCCTTTGACGTCCGGTTCGGCGATCACGTTTAGCGACGACGGCTCAGACGTTCCATATCAACAAATCGGGCGAACACTGGTGAGCGCTGAACTGTTTAACCGCCTTACGGCAAACCGAACCGGGGCGGCAGCGGTAACAGCGAACGACACCGCCAGCCAAGACTCGTACGGAATACGCCTGCTACCTGTCGGAGAGGTTTTGGTTCTCGACGACGCGGCCGTGACAAATGTTCTGGATTTTCTTATGGTGCAAACCGCGTCTACCGAAGTCCGAATTAACAGCCTTACCGCTGTTTTGGATACGCAGGCCAGCGGCACACAAAACACCATCGCGCAGCTAGAACTAGCGGACGCCGTGACCGTCGAATTTACGCCGCCCGGTGTATCGCAACAATCTACCGTAGGTACGTTGCAGCAAATCGGGCACGCCTACACCGTGGGGGAAACGTGGCGCGTTACGCTGGGGATGACGCCAAGAGACACAACCAGCTATTTAATACTCGACGACGCCACCTTAGGGCGGCTCGATTACAACTCTTTAGGATTCTGATATGGCAGGCGCAGGCTACAAACAATGGACAACCGGGGCGGTACTCACTAGTTCCGACATGAACACCTACGTGGGCGATCAAGTGGTGATGGTTTTCGCTAGCTCATCGGCTAGATCGTCCGCCGTGTCCAGCGCGACGGAAGGCATGGTTTCTTACCTGAAAGACACAAACGCTATTGAGTATTACGACGGTTCTAGCTGGGGCGGAATCGGTGACATAACCGCCGTAACCGCCGGGACAAACATCGACGTAACTTCGGGAACTGGACCGATACCCAGTGTGGCGTTAGCGATTGACGCCGCCGTATCGATGGGCTCTGACGGTTCCGGCGTAGACGTAACCTTTTACAGTTCCACGGCAGGCGACACAATGCTATGGGACGCCTCAGAAGAAAAACTAGTAATCACAGGAACCAACGGCCAAAACGCTTTAGAGGTAGCAGACGGCGACGTTTCGATAACTGACGCGCTAACGGTCACGGGCGCGGTGACCGCTGGCAGCCTGGTGGCTCCGCTCGCTATCAACGCGCAAACCGGCACGACGTACACGTTTGTTATCGGGGACGCCGGGAAGCTTGTCACCTCGTCGAATGGTTCGGCGCAGGTGGTTACGGTTCCCCCGAACTCGTCGGTGGCGTTCGCTGTCGGCACCCAGATCATTGTTCAGAACATCGGGTCGGCTAATGCCACACTGGCGGAGGGCTCGGGCGTGACCATAAATTCGAAGGACTCGGCCAAAGAAATCGACGGGCAGTACGCCGCGGCGACGCTCATCAAAACCGCGACTGACGCATGGTCGCTTATCGGCGCTCTGGCGTAATGCCTATTCGCCCCGCGGATCACGGGATTATCGCCTCTGGTGCTGGTGGTGCTGCTGGCGCTGGCTACTGGGGTGGCGGCTACCCCGACAGCTATGTGGACACGGTCAACAAGTTCGCGTTTCCTGACGACTCACGAACGACTCTTAGCACCGGCTTGACCTATGGAAATTACGGCCTCGCCGCTATGGCGAACTCTGGTACGGCTGGCTACTTCGGTGGCGGCTACCAGAGCGGCTATCTGACGTTGGTCAACAAGTTCGCATTTTCCGATGACTCGCGAAGCACGTTGGGAACCGGCCTGTCGTCGGCTCGGGCCTACCTCGCCGCTATGGCGAACTCTGGTACGGCTGGCTATTTCGGTGGCGGGCAAACAGGGCCACGGGTCGACACGATCGACAAGTTCGCGTTCTCCGATGATTCGCGAACCACGTTAGGCACCGGGTTAGGTGCGGCTACGAAAATTCTCGCGGGCATGGCTAACAGTGGCACGGCTGGCTATTTCGGCGGCGGCGATGACGGCAGCGCCACCGACGTCGTTTACAAGTACGCATTTTCCGATGATTCGCGAACCACGTTAAGCACCGGTTTGTCGGTGGCTAGGGAATGGGTCATGGCAATGGCTAACAGTGGAACGGCTGGCTACTTCGGTGGAGGCGCTACCCCGACCCCCAGTTCTTCGGTCGATAAGTTCGCATTTTCCGATGACTCGCGAAGCACGTTGGGAACCGGCCTGTCGACCACATTGCAACAAGGCGCGGCGAACGCTGACAGTGGAACCGCTGGCTACATCGGTGGCGGTGATGGTGGCGCTGGCGTAGTCACTACGATCAACAAGTTCGCATTTTCCGATGATGGGCGAACCACGTTGGGGACAGGTTTGTCGGCGGCTGTAGGCAAGCTCGCCGCAATGGCGAACGGAAACATTTGATGAACATCAACGACGCCATCGCAGAAATTCAACAACCCAGATCCCGCTACCAGTTAATCCATTTCGTGATCGGGCAACACGACACAGCCGAAATGCGCTTTTATCAGTTGGTGCTCGAACTTCAAGACACGGGCTACAAGCTCCGCCTAGCCGAAATAGCAGTACAAAAAGCTGAAGTAGAGATAGCGCGACTCCTGGAAACAGGCGACGAACTCGACGCCCTGGACGCCGAAGAAAAAAGGCTCGGCATGAAACAAACGCTCACCGTCATGAAAGGCGCGCAACGCGAAATGGCAATCCTGGAAGACATTTTCGACAGTTGCGAGCATTACACCCGCGACGAAATCGAACACGCCCAGCCGGAGTACTGGCAGAAACGCCTCACCCGACAAACGAACCTACAAATCATGTCGGGCGGCGTGCAGTGGGCACAACTCGACTCGATGCGACAAATCGGGATGCTCGACGAACTCATCGCAACCCGCGAAACACAGCTATTAGAGGCATCAAAACTGGAGATAGAGCCGTGATCTACATCAAATGGCGACTATCTCAGGGGACATGGGAATTCGGCCCCGAGGGAGTGATAGGCGACCGCGGCGGACGACTGGAAGCTAGCGCTTTTGTGGATGCTGACGGCTACCGCATCGGCTACCTCACCGAACCGGCCGACCTAGTAGGCCTCGACGATTACGACCTGACCGAAATTACGGAAGCGGAAGCCCTCGCGTTTTGTGTGCAGTTGTATCCCGACGCGGAAGTTCTGGCTAACGGCCGAATAGGTGAACAAATGCCGACCGATGACGGTATAACCCGTTGATTAAGCAGTGGGCGCACGCGCTCAAAACGGCGGGGCTCAATGTGGAAGCGCTCGACGGTTGGCAAATGCGCGCCGCAAGCTCTTACAGTTTCGAACCCGTCGGAATAATGTTGCATCACACGGCAAGTAACGCCAATTCGGGAAACATGCCCTGTAAGCGACTCATTTTGGAAGGCAGACGGGACCTGAAAGGCCCGTTATCGCAGTTCACGGTTGGGAGAAA